AAAGACTGAATCGGAATCCACGATACCACCTGAAGAGGTTGAAGTATGGGTTATATTGTCGCCTGACCATTTGTTTAAGGCTGAACCATACGTTGTTATTGTGATTTCCTCCACAATTTCTTGGGTTGTGGTGGTGGTTGAGTTCATACTCCCTTGAGTGAACTGTGGTGTCACTAACTCTGCTTTCACAGCTGTTGGTGACAATAGTAACAGGGCTAACAACCATTTTTTCATTCTTCTTGTTTCTTAGCCATTGGACAATTGACGGGTTTAGTACCATTCTTATTACCAGTGGTCAAGCCAAAAGTGGCAAGTGCTCCCGTAAACACACTGGCAACGAACGTAATATCTGAGTTACCTGATTTCTTAACCATTGGTAACTCAACATAATTCATGGTTATTATAAAGCCAGACCAAACTACTACGCCGAGTCTAACAAATGTACCAAGAATTTGGATTTGATGTTCTTGATCCTCTGCAGCATCTTTCAGCTTTCCGAGGAGTCCTTTTTTTTCTTCCTGTTTTCCTTCCATTTATTAACCTTAGCTTGTAATTGTTTCTGAACTTTCTTTTTAATTGGTTCAAATAAAGACTGAGTAACAGTAGTTGTTGCTACTGCTATCACAGCTGTTGTAACCGCTGTCACTACTACCGCTGTTTCAGGTATTGGCATCTGTATGTCAATAACAGGAATCTTTAGAGTAGGTGGAGCTGGTTCTTCTGTTGTCTGCTCCTCCTCTACCTCCTCAGGTGGCTCTAAATCGCTTGGGGGTACGATCATAGGTTTATAAGCTGGAACGTCCGCTGTAGGCGGTTTAAAGTACAACTGAGGAATATCTAACGCTTTAGGAAGGTTAGGAGTAGGTAGAGGAATTGACATTACTCTTTATTTCTATCGGCTGCTGTTTTAACAACTCCAAGTGTATAAGCTTGGGTTACTTGAGCATCTTCTCCAACAGCTAAAGCAATACTATTAGTATTACAATGCTTTGTATTTAAAGCGATGATTTCATCTTTAGCTTTTCTACATCTGTTTTTAACAGCATTATCTATCCACTCTTGATTACTAACCGATGCATATTCAAGAGATTTCTTTTGAGTGTCAGTTAAAGTAACTGTATAATTTGTTGACATAATTAATTATCCTAATAAATAACCTGAAAAATGCATGTAAATTCCACCATGAAGATCTGCATCATTAACATAAACTCTTACTGTATCATTGGCTGAAAGGTTAAGTATACATACCATATCATTATTATCCCAAGTATTAGAACCACCTGCTGAATACCATTGGGTTTTATTCGCATTACTTCCATTTACTTGGAAATGATGTTCTTCACCTGAACCACCATTTTTAACCATGATGCTAGACATAAAGAGATATACTCCATCTACTGGTGCAGTGAATGTATCAGTACCATCGTAATCATTATTTTTATCAAATACTTCATTACTATATGGTACTGTTCCAGCTGAATGGGTAAAACCTGTCCCACCTTTTGTGGCTCTGAAAGCTGGTTGTATTCCTTTTGTAATTATACCGTTTTCATCAATACGCAAACGTTCAGTTAATGTTCCTCCAGGTGCTGCTGTGTCAAAAGTTATTCTTCCTTCGTCTTTATTAGTCGTATCAGCACCAGCCGCAAAAACCATTCTTGCTACATTAGTCCCATTCCAAGTTCCTACATATTGTGCTAAATGTTGATCTGCACTAGTTCGATTACTATCTCCAATAAAAACTGCTGGAGCTGCAGATGATGGTTGTACCTTAAGAGTATCTGATCCATTATAAGTCAATGTAGACTCTGCGTCTAATTCAGTTGTTGTAGAACCTACTGTTACTAATTCATTTGCTGTAGCATTATTCAATGCAGTTATAGGAGAAGCAGCAATTGTTTCAAAAGCTGGAGGTGATCCAGCTCCTGTTGATGTTAATACTTGACCATCTGTTCCTGGTCCTACTGCGATTGGATCTCCAGAAGCATCATATGTAATTATCTGACCATCTGTACCACTTGCCATCTTAGCAAGGGTTACTGCATTGTCTGCAATTGTTGTAGCTCCATCTCCAGAAGATGTTACATCTCCGCTATGGTTTGGGTGTACATAATTATTAGCACTAGCTGCTATACCATCTAATTTTGTTTTATCTGCAGCTGACATTGAACCAGCTACACTAGTAGTAGAAGCAGCTAGTTTACTTCCAGCAATAGCTGCTGAAGCGTTAACGTCAGCATTAACTATATCTAATCCTGCTAATTTTGATTTAGCGATAGCTGCTGACGCATTTACATCAGCATTAACTATCTCTCCATCCTTAATACCTTTTTCGGTTACTTGTGTTAATGCCATTAGTCTGCTGCCTCCGCTGTGTTACCTGCTGCTACCCATTCATTGTAGGTAATACGATCACTATTAAGTGGATCATTTGGAATTACAGTTACTGAGCCATCACCGTTATTTCTTTGAATAGTACCGTGCTCAACTAGAGAACCGTCTGGTTTTTTGTATTTTGTTTTTTTATAAGTAATTGCCATAATTAAAGCTCCGCAGAGATGTCAATGTATCCAGCAGAATCATACATATACAAACCGTAGACATTACCACCAGTTAAGGTAGCATCAGTATCAATACCTAAATCTAATTGGTTAGGATCACTCATATTTAACTGAATTGTAGCTTGGTCATTACCTGAAGCTTGCTGTCCATTAGATACGTCTAGTACTGCTGCAGATGGTTTTGCAGTTACAGAAGGAGAAGCTCTCATTCTTGTAGGCAGTACTCTTAAGAATTTTGCATCATCAGAGTCATAACCAAATCCAACAGCATAAATTGTTGAAGTATATATATCTCCATCAGAACTTATAGTTCCTCCAGATCCAGCACCTAATCTTTGGTAGTATCTTTCACACCTACGAAATTCATCACCATACGATCTATGTTCAAATTCTGTGGCAACGTCTCCTACTTCTAACTGAACGCCTGTAATTTCAAATGTTGCATCGTTGGTTGTCCACCAGGTAGATGTCATATCAGGAGTTCTGGAACTAGAGCTATAAGTAGCCCAAGTATCTAGACTCATAGAAGCTGTTCTATCTGTACCTTCAAACATTGAAAAGTATAGTGTTAATCCGCCTGTATTATCATTTGCAACTGTTACACCAGAAGCCCCTGGAATAGTTTTAGTAACTTTCGTCCAAGTATCTGCTGATAGAGATCCTGTTTCAAAAACATAATTTTTACTACCGCCTCCATTATAAATCCAAACATAAAAGTTCTGAGCAACACTAGATTTAACCCAAAAAGATAAGGTTAATTTACTAGAACTTGAGGTGCTATCCCAACCTGAGCAAGCTAAATCTTGAGCTTCTGGAACGTATCTAATATTCGCATAATCAGCAGCTCCAGCTCCACTTGTCTGATTGCCGTTTGTAATGTGTAAAGAGTTTCTAAATCCTTTAGCCCAAGGACCAGTATCGCTAGAAGTTAAAGCATGTTGGGTATGAGTTAATGCTTCATCTTGACCAGACCATTGTACTTTCCATCTATCAAGACCAAAATCTGAAGATGTTGACGAAGTACCTCTCTGAGCGACATTCATCGCACCGTTAATTATTAAATTTCTGTTGCTTAGATTATTAGTAGCTTTGACAATACAATCGCCACCTGGAGTCGTACTTTCTACTTTATTTGTTTTTAATGTACTCATGGTTTCGGATTATCAGATTTTACTTTGTCAATAGCTTCGACCCACTTGTTAGTACCATTCTTTTTGTCCCAGTAGAGCTGATCTAATTGTTCGGTAATTGGATCGTAAACAACAGCTCTATCTCTTTGATATTTATTATCAGCAAATTCTTTATCTAATGCTGTTCTTGCTGCATCTATATCAGATTGAACAAGCGTAACCTTGGTGGTTCCGTCTGCTTTAAATGCTCCTGTGTCATCACTTATTATACGAACTTCAGGATATGCTTTAAAAATTGCATCGTGATCTAATTTTGGCATTATCCTGCTACCTCAATAAGTGTTAGAAAAGATTTAGAGCTTCCAGATTGTGCTTTAAATGCAGCATTGCTACTGTCGCTATAACTTGAACATTGTGTTTTGTATGTTATTTGAGAAGTTGTATTAGGTGAATCCAAATAACTTAAGTTATAGACATCATAATTTGATACTGAAGAAGCACCACCAGCACTAAAATATAAACCATAGTTATTTCCTGAACCAGGTACTATGAAATTTATATCAGTAGAATCTCTCATAAGTTTAATATCGCCTCCATTTGATGTTGAAGACCTTTTGTTTTCATAAGCCTGACAAACCAAAATTAAAATCTTATTACTAGTACTTGTAGGAGTTATATTCCCTGTCAAGCCAGTATCAACATAAGATGTTGTTGTATTAGATACTTGGGTACTTGTTGTAGTTTGGAGTACTTGAAGAATTTTACCTCCTTGGTCGGTAGCCCATCCTAAATTTTTCGAGCCATCAGTTTTTAAATATTGTCCTGCACTCCCGTCGGCTACAGGGAGAACAAAAGGAACATCTGCATTACTTGTCGTAGCTGCTGGAGCTTTTAGAGAAACACTTCCTGCTCCGCCACCTGTTGGTTTTAATTTTATTTCACTCATATTATGTATCTCCTAATTTCATAAATGAAACTGATGTGTCTGAACTTGGTCCATATCCAACAACTTTTGTACTAGAATTACTGAAGGTAGTTGCAAATCTAACCTTGACATC